TTATATTACCCCCCGCCCCGCGCCGCGCGCCGCGCGGCCCCCAGCCCGATAAATTCGGTTAAAACCCTTAAACAATTTTCTTCTTATAATTTTATTCTTTATTCGAAAATATGGTTTTTTATGGAAGAACAGGAGGACTTGTCGGTTTATTATCTCGTGGTTTTGGAGGTCGAACAGGCTTTACGAAACCTGGTAAACGCCGTGGTAGCTTTAAGAAGACTTTTAGAAGGAAATTTCGGAAAATGCGCTATAGAAAAAAACGATACAACAAGAAATCAATAGGAGAAATCAAGTATTCTCCATGTCACAACGGTTTAGCACTCACTCCCGGTCAGATTGCTAGTACAGACCATGGTCCCGCAACATTATTACAAGATTGTTGGCCCACAGCAGGTACAGGAGTCCAAAATGTTATTGGAAGACAGTTGTATATCAGAAAATTAATCATAACGCTCACCGTAGCAAACACTAAAACAAATAATCAGCAGTCCCCTATGCGATTCTTACTACTTAAATCCAAAAAATTCCTTGGAGGTATAAAAAATAACGCAGCTTTCACCCATTCATCCACCGATCCAGCCGTTTTCCCTAACTTATTCACTTCCACCCTTGCCTATTCAGCTATTCCCATTGCACAAGGACTTGGTAAGACCATCTTTGATAAGAAGTTAACCCCACCCGCAGCCTTTACCACTCAAGACGATTGGGTAGACCAGGCTAACTATGTAAGATCATGGAAAAAGACCATCAGAATTAATAAGGTATATGAGAAAGACATCAACTATGGCAGCAACGACCTTTTCAACCATGCAGGATACTATTTGTATTCCCTTTTGCCCACCTCAGGACAGTTCGCAGGCACAGGAGCCGTAATGAACCTTAACTATTATTTCACGTACACAGATGTATAGTAGTAGTAGCAGATTGTATTAATAATAACAGTAGTAGTAGTACATTAAATTCCGGTCAGAAATTGACACGATTAAATCTTTTTCAAATTTAAATACCCCATCTTGCTTTTTTACATTAAAAATGAATAACAACGAAGAATACGAGCGTTGGCTCAACATGGACACGTTCTACAACCCTTTGGAGTACTCCCAGACCTTTACCCCACCCCTATCTCTCACCACATCACAACAATTGCCCCCAATACCCATGCCTATGACCCCAATCGAGGGAGACCCGCGTGAGCGGGTCGGAACGACCGCTATGTGCGGCCTGCCTCGCGCTATGTGCGCTGGTGCTCCGGAAGAAGAGAAGCTGGCGAGCGCTGTGTGCGCCCTGAGCTTGGAAGACCTTGCTGACAATAAAGAGACCTTTAAATGCCGGTCCATTGTGTTCACTTGCTATAAGAGAGAAGCTATTGATGATCCAGAAGCCTGGCTAAGAGGATTACAATCAAAATGTGTTTGGGTACTTGGACAACTAGAGAAATGCCCAAAAACACAACGAATACACATACAAGGTATGGCTTATAACAAGAGTGACATTGCTTGGGCCATGCTAAAAGGAGAATCTACTTGGAAACGCAAATGTATAGCCCCGATCAAGTCAATTGAGTACTGCACTAAGGCAAAGAGTCAACTAGCAGGTCCCTGGGAATTTGGAGACAGACCCGCCTATGGACAAAGCGCCAAGACATCAAAACTTAACGAAAAGAAGGAAATGAACGCCACACTCCTCACCATGACACCGTATGAAGCCGTAGACGAAGGATATATCAGTTGGAGAGACTATGAGAAGCTAAAGTTGTTCCAGACTACCTATAAGGCAGACAAGAAGATAGCAGAACACCTAAAGAGACCCATTGATCATGAAATGCGCCATGAATGGATACAAGGAAAGTCAGGAAAAGGAAAGACCACCAAAGCAATACTAGAAAACCCAGATCACTACCTCAAAACCATAAACAAATGGTTCGATGACTATCAAGGACAAGAGACAATCATAATAGATGACCTAGACCCCACAGAAGCAAAGTGGATGGGAGGAAACCTCAAAAGATGGGCTGACAAATGGCCCGTACCAGTCGAAGTTAAACATGGACACATTGTTATCAGGCCAAAGAAGGTAGTAGTCACTACTCAGTATATGATGGAACAGTTATGGGATGATCCAGCCTTAATAGAGGCCCTTAAACGGAGATTTAAGATAATAGACGTAGACTTAATATAACAGCGCGGGGTCC